TGACTATTGTGTGATAGATTGCGCCCCCGACCTCAATATAAGCACCATCAACGCGCTTGTGGCGTCGGAGGACGTGCTTATACCCATCAAGATTGACAAGTTCGCCTTTGACGGCTTGGCGGAGCTGAAAGAGCAAATTGACAACACCCGCGAGGACTTAAACCCCGCACTTACCTTGCGCGGTTGCTTCGTGACCTCATACCAAAATAACGAGGTAAACAGGCAGGGCGCGGCGTGGTTGCGGGCGCAAGCCGAGTACCCCATATTTAACACCCATATCCGCCGCACGGAAAAGGTAGACGAAAGCACCTTCGCCGCCGCCCCTATTATCGAATATTCGCGGTATTGCGGTGCGTCGAAGGACTACCTTGTACTTGTAAATGAATACTTAGAAAGCGTGTCCGATTCGGACACAAAAGGGGGCGCATGAAATGGGAAAGGGCTTTAATGTCAGTCAGCTTTTAAGTGGGGCTTCGCTACAGGCGGAGCAAGGGGGCGCAGCGGAGCAAGAAACCGCCCGCCGTCCCATGCTCAAAGTGATACCGATACACATTGACAACCTCATACCGTCGAGCGATAACTTCTATTCGGTTGATAATGTCGCGGAGCTTAAAACCTCAATAGAAATGTTCGGCGTACTCCAAAACCTAACCGTAAAGCCCCTTGACAACGGAAAATATGAAATCCTAGCGGGCGAACGGCGGTACACGGCTTGCAAAGAGCTTGTTGCGGAGGGCAAGACCGAATTTGAATACGTCCCGTGCGGCATACAGGGGGAGCGGGACGAAATCAAAGAGCGTATTTTACTGATTATCACCAACAGCACCGCCCGAGAGCTTACCGATTGGGAAAAGATGAAACAGGCGGAGGAATTGACCGAGCATTTTACCGTCCTCAAAAAGCGGGACAACTTACCGGGGCGCACCCGCGACCTTGTGGCGGAAGCTCTCAATACCTCCGCAACACAAATAGGGCGCATGAAAGCGATTGAGAACAACCTAACGCCAGAGCTTAAAGCGGAATTTCAAGCGGGGCGGCTTGGGTTATCGGCGGCTTATGAGTTGTCGGGCATGGCAGAGGACAAGCAAAAAGAAGCCTTTGCGGGTTTACAGGAAAAAGGCGGCTTGTCCCTCAATGACGTTAAGGACATAAAACAAGACCCAACCCCGAGCGAAGCCGAACCCCCGCCCGCGCCGCCACAAGACCCGCCGCCCTACGAGCCGAAAGACTACCCAGAAACGCCGACAGACTTTACAGAAGGACAGGACAGCGGAGAGGACGCGCCCGAGAGCGCGGACTTCGTAGACATGAGCGGGGCGGAAAAGGCAGAAGCCGCGATTGCGTTTTTGAATGGAAAGCGGTACGCCCTCTTTGCGCCGGGTGAGGACACGCGGGTATTGGACTTTATCATTGAAACGCTTGAGAATTATGCAAATGAAAGGTAGTGCGAAAATGATATACCGCGAAGAGGGATGGAAAGCCGAGGTAGAGCTTGTTTCACAAAAAAGTGATGAAAAGGGCGTTGAAATGACTTTCCGAGTTATAAAAACGCTCACGCGCCCGCTCCACATCATACCAGAAGCGATACCAAAAGACGGTACAGTGTTTACGGTGTGGAAATCCCACAACGCCGGGGCTTATGACGGGTGGTATGTGGGTGATTATTAAAAAGGACGGGCGCAAAAATGATATTCAGTGAGGGCGGCTATAAAGCGGAGGTTGCGCTTATCGGGGCGGAATGTGACGCAAAGGGCGTATCAATGACTTTCAGAATCATAGAAACCATTTTACGCCCGCCGTCCTACAACAGCGAAGAAAGCCACAAAGACGGGGACACGTTCACGGCGTATAAATCGCACAACTCAACGGGCGTCGCAAGTTGGAGCGTGAGCGGAGAATAGCAGAGAGCGCAAACGACACGGAAGGAGCGGGCGGACATGGAGCGGGAAAAAGTAAAGTCAATATTGGCATTTTACCGCGACATTGACGGCGAAGTGATATTGGCAAAAAGAATGTTACGGGATTATGAGGACACCTATTATGTGGGCGGAAACGGTGGCGCGAACCTTGAAAGCTATATCAAGAGCCGTAACAAGGTATCAAAGCCGACCGAAGCCGCCGCCCTCAATATCCCCGAATCTGCAAGCGCGGTAATGCGCGACTTGCGGGCGGACGTGGAGCGGCTTGCCGCACTAAAAGCCGCCATACTGCAAGAGCTTAATAAGCTACCTCTCCAACAGAAAAGCATTGTGTACGATTTTTACATACAAGGCTTGCAATGGGTACAAATATCGGCGCGGGTTCATTACAGCCCAACACGTTGCAAGACAATACGCAACAGTGGGCTTGATAATTTGGCAAGATATTTTACAAAAAACGACCTCATAAAAAACTTCAATTACCCTACTTAAAAGAGTGTCCGCAAGTGTCCGTTTTTCATGCTAAAATTATATCGTTGGCAAGTGCCGCAAAACGAGCATATCATACGCGATTTTTAGAAAACGGACTTCATACTTCGGGTGAGGTTCGTTTTTGTGTGCGCTTCCCGAATAGGGACACGGGCGCGAATAGAGAAACAAACGAAAGGGGGCGCGTCCATCGTGGCAAGAGAGCGAAACCCAAACCGCGATAAAGCTAAAAAGACTTGGCTTGAAAGCGGCGGAAAAATATCTACAAAAGAGCTTGCGGAAGCCGCGGGCGTACCCGAGCAACGCATACGCAAGTGGAAGAGTGAGGATAAATGGCAACAGGAGCTTGACGCGCTTAACAAACCAAAGCGCGGCGGTCAGCGCGGCAACAACAACGCAGCGGGACACGGCGCACCTAAAGAGAATAAGAACGCCGAAACACACGGCGCGTATGCGCGTGTACACTTAGAACATTTATCACCAGAGGAACAAGAATACATTGAGAAATTAACTCTTGATGCAGAAAAAAATATGAAAATCGAATTGCAACTACTCTTTGCAAAGGAAAGGGATTTATCAAAAAAGATTGCCAAATATGAAAATGAAAATCCAAATGAATTATTTGTTGACCGGGTAATTGAAATGTTAGTTCCGAAATCGGGGAGCGAATTTCAAAAAAAGCCGCCAACAAATGAGGAAATGAAAACGGCAATGCGGACGGTGATTAAGGCAAGTCCGTTCGACCGCATTATGAAATTAGAAGCGGAGCTTAACAAAACGCACGGAAGAATACTAAAGCTCCTTGACACCATACGCGCCCATGAGATGGACAAGAAGCGTTTGGAATTGGACGAGCGAAAACATACGCTAAATAAACAACGTGCCGCGGGCGTGTACACCGTTGACCCCGACACGGGGGAGCTTGTTGACACCGAGAGCGCGGAGGACGTGGACGGGGTATAGCCGCCACTCCCCGCCCGCCCCACCCGCCGCGTAGGTACTTCCGCCGCCGGGACGTCGGAGCGGGTGCGAAGACCCCGGGATTTCCCCAGATATGAAAATTTTTTAACCACTTCCGCCGCTTTTATGTGCGTCGATTATAGGGGGCGCAAAAAACGCCACAGGCGGCGCGGGCGGCGGCTCACTCACCGCATGACAGCCACAGGCGGCGAAATCAGACGGCGAACGCGCAAAAAATCAGCGCAATGCGTCCAATTCGGACACATCACACCAACGGCACGGCGCATCGGGCGGCACACACAGCGCGGGGCGGACAGAAACGCGCAGCGGCGCGGCGGCACGGACAGAACAAAAAGGAGGGGCGGAGCGAAAACGGCAGTCAAAGGGGGGCGCGATTTGAAAGTTTACGACGTTAAGGCGGTTGCGCGGGTTCTTGACTTGACCGAGCGGCGCGTTCGGCAACTCAAAGAGCAGGGCATTATACAAGAGTACAAGGGTATGCCGGGGCTTTATGAGCTTATACCGACCGTCCACGCTTACGTCAACTATTTACGCAACCGAAACCCCGAGAGCGCAGAAAATATAGACTACAACACCGAGCGGGCAAAGTTGGTTAGGGCGAAGCGGCTAAATGAGGAATACGATTTACGGGTAAAAGAGGGGGATTTACACGCTTCGGCGGACATTGAAACGGTAATGTCAAATATGCTAATAAATTTCAAAAGCCGCCTAGCGGCAATCCCTGCAAAACTCTCCCCCATCCTGTCAAAAAAGACAGACAAGGCGGAGATACACAGGATATTGAAAGATTCCGTTGACGAAGCATTGAACGAGCTTGCGGACTTTAACAATACATTCAACGAGGGGGCGGACGGCGAAAGTGAAAGCGGCAACACATAACCTATTCAAGCGCGTTTTCATAGTCCTACAGCCCCCGCCCGACATGACACTTACCGAATGGGCGGACGAAAAGCGCGTATTGTCTAAAAAGACCTCCGCCGAACCGGGGCGGTGGAAAACAAGCAAAGCACCATATCAGCGGGAAATTATGAACGCCATATCAGACGTAGGCGTTCAAAAGGTTGTTGTCATGTCCGCGGCGCAAATAGGCAAGACGGACGGGTTCATACTCAATCCAATTGGGTATTTTATGGACTACGACCCCGCGCCGATTATGGTAATGCAACCGAATTTACAAATGGGTGAGAGCTTCAGCAAGGACAGGCTCACACCAATGTTGCGGGACACCCCCGCGCTTCGGGACAAGGTAAACGACAAGGCTAGAAACAGCGGAAACACAATACTACACAAGGAATATCCGGGCGGACACGTTACCATTGTCGGGGCTAACTCCCCTTCGGGATTGCGTAGCCGCCCGATTCGCATACTGCTTGCGGACGAAATAGACGGCTACCCCGCCACAGCGGGAAAAGACGGAGACCCCCTATTACTTGCATCTAAAAGGCTTACGACCTTTTGGAACAAAAAAGAGGTTTTTATATCCACGCCAACCGTTAAAGGTGTGTCACGGATAGAAATTGAGTTTGAAAACAGCACACAAGAGATTTGGCACGTCCCTTGTCCGCATTGTGGAGAGTATCAAGAGTTGGAATGGGGGCAAGTGAGCTTCGACAAAGATAATCTTTCAGAAATCAACTATGTATGTCTCAAATGCGGCGTGATTGATAGTGAGATTGCATGGAAAGACCTTTTTGTAAACGGGAAATTTATACCGCGCTTCCCTGATAGAAAGGTTCGCGGCTTTTTCCTCAATAGCCTTGCGTCCCTGTTTGTCGAGTGGAAAGAGATTGTTGAGAAATTCCTTGTTGCCAACGAAGAAAAGAAAAAGGGCAACATTGAGCTTCTGAAAGCGTGGACGAATACCGAAATGGGGCAAACGTGGGAGGAAGAGGGCAATGAGATTGAACACGACGCACTTTACCGCCGCCGCGAAAAGTACAATTGCGAAATCCCGAACGAAGTAATTTGCCTTACGGCGGGCGTTGACACGCAAGATGATAGATTTGAAATTGAGGTTGTCGGTTGGGGCGTCGAGCGGGAAAGTTGGGGCATCAAGTATCAAATTCTTTACGGGGACTTAAAGCAACAAAGGATTTGGGACGATTTGAAAGCGTTTTTAAGCCAGACCTTTACCAGAGCGGACGGAACGAAATTAAAGTTACTCCGCACTTGTGTTGACATGGGCGGACATTTTCACAATGAAGTAATAAAATTCTGCAAGCCACTCTTCCCGACCGTGCTACCCATCCGCGGGCGCGGCGGCTTTGACGTGCCGTATATCCCCCGCCCGAGCAAAAACAACAGGCTACAGACCCCAATGTGGACGCTTGGCGTTGATACGGGCAAGGCTTTAATCTATCAGAGCCTTGCGGTTGAAGAAGAGGGGGCTAATTACTGCCATTTCCCGAGGGATAAGGACGCAGGGTACACAGAGGACTATTTTAAGGGCTTGACGGCGGAACGCATGGTTATGACCTATAAAAAGGGCAAGGCTCAATACGTTTGGAAGCTCAAAGAGAATGGCACAAAGCGCAATGAGCCGCTAGATTGCCGAAATTACGCACAAGCCGCCCTAGAAATAGCGGGCGGCATATCCGTACTTAAAAAACAAGAGCGGGCAGAAACAACCGCCGCGCCAGTCAAAAAGCGCGGGCGCGGCGTTCGCGGACAGGGGGTACAATAAATGTCGGGCATAACACTAGAGCAAGCCGAAAAACACTTGCAAGCATGGCTAAAGGCGGAGCTTGAAGTAACGATTAGCCAAAGTTACAAAATCGGCGGGCGAAATCTCACAAGAGCCGATTTAAGACAGATAAGGGAGCAAGTGAAATTTTGGCAAAGTCAAGTAAATCAATTAAGCCGAAGGGGGCGGAATCGTATATTACGAGCCGTCCCCCGCGATTTGTAGGGGGTGATTCCTTTTGAATTTCATTGACAAAATGGTTGCCGCCGTTTCCCCATCGGCGGGCGTGAAAAGAGCCGCCGACCGCCGCCGCATTAACATCTTGAACAGCGGCTACGGCAATTACGGGGCTTCTCATACCAAAAAATCACTTATGGGGTGGATATACGGCGGCGGGAGCGCAAACGAGGACATACAAGAAAATCTATCCACCTTGCGGGAGCGTTCGCGTGACCTTTACATGGGTGTGCCAATTGCTACGGGCGCAATCAAGACCATGCGGACAAATGTTGTCGGTTCGGGGCTTGTCCTCAAAAGTCAAATTGACTATGAGTATCTACGCATGACCGAGGAACAGGCGCAACAGCTTGAAAGCGATATAGAACGGGAGTTTGCAATATGGGCGGAATCAGAATCTTGCGACATGGAGCGGCTTAACAATTTCTATGAGCTTCAGCAACTTGTGTATCTCAATTGGCTTTTGAGCGGGGACGTGATAACGCTATTGCCGACAACAAAGCGCGTCAACGACCCTTACGACCTCCGCATACAGCTTATTGAAGCCGACCGGGTATGTACCCCGCAAAGCGAAGAACAAAACCCACTGATAGTAGGCGGCGTGGAGACAAACAGAGCGGGCGAAATCGTAGCGTACCACATCAAGAACACACACCCGCTATCAATGCAGACGGGAGAGGAAGAAAAGTGGCAGACGGTTAAGGCGTTCGGGGAAAAGAGCGGGCGGCGCAACGTCCTCCACATTATGAACCGTGAGCGGATAGGACAGCGGCGCGGTGTACCTTTCCTTGCGCCTGTCATTGAAGCCCTCAAACAGCTTGGGCGGTACACCGAAGCGGAGCTTGTTGCCGCCGTGGTTAGCGGTATGTTTGCCGTGTTCATTGAAAAAGGCGAAATGAGCGGGGACGGCGCACCGCTTGGCGAAGCCATACCCGAGAGCGAACAGATAAGCAAAAGCCCCAACGATATTGAGATAGGTAACGGCTCAATTATCGACCTAGAGGAAGGGGAAAAAGCGAACGCCATAAGCCCCGGCAGACCTAACCCCAATTTTGACCCGTTTTTTTGCGCCGTGGTCAAGCAGATAGGGACAGCCCTTGAAATACCTTACGAAGTGATTATAAAGCACTTTGGAGCGTCCTACAGCGCGTCACGCGGGGCGTTGTTGGAGTTGTGGAAATCCGTAAAAATGTATCGTAGTTGGCTTGCGTCAGATTTTTGCCAACAGATATTTAAGGAATGGCTTGCGGAAGCCGTTGCAAAGGGCAGAATAAACGCCCCCGGCTTCTTTATGGACGCGGCTATAAGAAAAGCGTACAGCGGCGCGGAGTGGAACGGTCCGGCGCAACTTAGCCTTGACCCAACGAAAGAGGTTGCCGCCGCTAAAATGCGCGTTGACAACGCTTTTTCCACCCGCGACAAGGAAGCGCAAGAGCTTACGGGCGGGGACTTTTACAAGATTGTGCAACAGCGCAAGAGAGAAGAAAAACTTATGAAGGAGGTACGAGACATTGAGCAAACCACAGGGCAACACAATAGCGGTTAGCCGCATGGCGTGGAATTTCAGCAAGGTAAACGACAGCACGACAGAAATATTCATCTATGACGTGATAGTTGACAAACAGCGGGCGAATTGGTCAACAGGCGAAAAAGAGGGGGTATCTCCCATTTCCTTTAATGAGGAATTGCGGAAGGTAACAACTGAAAATATTTGCGTCCGCATCAACAGCCGCGGCGGGGATGTATTTGCGGCGGAAGCCATAAGAACCGCAATACGGGAATCAAGGGCGACGGGCAAAGCCGTTACTTGCAAGGTTGACGGCTTTTGCGGGAGTGCCGCCGTTGGAATCTCCGCGGCGTGTGAAACGACCTCTATACCGTCCTCCGCGTGGTTTATGATTCACGACCCGCACATATTCGCCTTTGGCTATTACGACATACCCGCGCTAAAGAAAGACATCACCATGCTTGAAAAAATCAAGCAAGGAATCATAAGCGCATACGCCGAAAAGACGGGGAAAGATAAGCAAGAAATTTCCGACCTTATGACGGCGGAAACGTGGTACACGGGCGATGAAGCCGTTGAAAACGGTTTTTGCGATGAAATCATGTTTGAGGAAGAGGGTAACGCCGAGGAATCGGAGGACAACCCCGAAAACATGAGCTTGCTTGACGTTTCAATGTATAGAAACGTCCCGACAGCGTTGTTAAACAGCCGCACCCCCGCGGCGGCGGTTAAACATATACAAAATCAAACCCAAAAACAAGAAGGAGTGAAAAACAGCATGGAAATTAAGAACGTGGAGGAATTGAGAGCGGCACACCCAGAGCTTGCGGCACAAATTGCCGACACAGCCGCCGCCGCGGAGCGCAAACGCATACAGGATATTGAAAACATTGCGCTTCCGGGCTTTGAGGGGATTGTCAACAAGGCAAAGTTTGAAACCCCGACCGCCGCCGCTGAAGTTGCTATGAATATCATAGCAGAGCAGAAAAAGCAGGGCGCGGCGCATCTTGGGAACGTCAATGAGGACGTAAACAACAGTGGCGTTGGCGAAGTCACCGCACAAGGGCATGAGGGCGGACACGAAGGCAAAGACCCTTACCTTGCGGCGGTTGACAGCGAAATGCCGAAAACTACTTAAAGGGAGGTAAAAAATCATGTACGGAATCAATAAGGCAGTAAGCAAGCCCGACAACTTTTTTGCGGGCAGTTTCCCGATTGCAACAGACTTCGGGGAAATCAAGAAAGGCGCAACAGTCCGCGCCCGTGTCCCGGTTGTAAAGGGAGCGGACGGCATAGAGGAAGCAACAGCGGCAACGCTTGGCGATGTAATCGGCTTGACGGCGGCAGAACCGAGCGGCAACGAGGTTGTCTACTACCTCACGGGTGAATTTTTCACACAAGCTATCACACTACCGAACGGCGTAACCGCCGAAGCACTGAAGCCCGCCTTGCGTAAGGTGGGTATTTTCTTGAGGGAGGTAAACACAAATGTCTAACGGAGTTACTTATAGTCCTTTCGAGCCGCGCACGATGGGCGAGGTTATCAAACGCCTACCGCCCGTGCGAACGTTCTTTAAGTCAACCTTTTTCAAACGACAAAAGACCTTCGTAACAAGAAGCGTTGACGTAGACTTCAAAAAGGGCAACCGCGCCCTTGCGCCCTTTGTCCACCCCAGAATCGGCGGAAAAACAATGCCGAACCGGGGCTTCCAAACGAAAAACTACACCCCGCCGTATGTCGCGCCGGACAAAATTACAACGGTTGACGATTTGGTGAACCGTTCGTTCGGTGAAAACATCTACAGCGGAAAGACCCCGGCGCAGCGGGCAGTTGCCAAACTTGCGGAGGACTTCACCGAGCTTAACGAGATGATAACCCGCCGCGAAGAGTGGATGGCGGCGCAAGCCATTTACACGGGCGCAATCCCTGTTATTGGTGAGGGGCTTAATGAGGTTATCGACTTCGGCTTCACCAACAAAGAAACCCTTGCCGCCGCGCAACGGTGGAGCAACGCCGCTTCCGACCCGATAGAGGACTTGAAGCGTTGGCGTAAGCAAGTGCAAAAGACGGGCTTCGTCAATTGCGATATTTGCGTTATGGCGGACGACGTAGCAACGGCGTTCATCAATCACGAAAAGGTTAAAAGCCTTTTGGACGTTAAGGCGTATGACCTTGCCGTTATCAAACCGCGGGAAATGCCGAACGGCTTAACCTATGTCGGCACAATTAACGGCATGGGGCTTGATATTTACACCTATACGGAGTGGTATCTTGACGATTGGAGCGGCGATAAGCCAGAAGAGAAGCCGCTTGTCCCCGAAAAGACGGTTGCGCTTCTCTCAACGCAAGCTATGTACTCTATGTACTACGGCGCGGTAACTATCCTTGACGGGCGCGGCGGCGCGGCGGAAACATTTAAGACCGTCGAGGGCGCAAGAGTTCCCGACACATGGACAGAGCGCAAACCCGCCCGCCGTTTCTTGCAGTTGAACAGCAACCCCCTCCCCGTCCCGCATGAAGTTGACAGTTGGTTTGTTGCAACTGTGTTGTAATGGCGGCGGGCTTTAAGGCGCAAGTAAAACGCGACCTTGCCGCCGTATTCCACAACGCGGACGAACACGCGGACATGACAACGGTTGAGTACAACGGTAAGCGGTACGAAATCCCCGTTATCTTTGACAGCGACAGCAACAAAGACCGGGTAAAAATCATGCGGGACAACGCCGACGGCGTTTACGTTTCCGACATGACCGTTTTTATATCGTTTTACGACATCAAAATTGTGCCGCGCAAGGAAACAAAAATCATCATTGACGATACCGAGTACATGATAGCGCGGTCAAGCATTGCCGCGGGGAGCATTGCCCTTGATTTGGAGGTTTTAGACGAATGATAGAGATTATTTCAGATGAAGCCTTTGAGCGGGTAAAGCTGATTCTACACGGCGTACCAAATGGCGCGGAAAAAGCCCTTTACGGCATAATATCCCGCGCCACAACGACCATTAAAAAAGTGTCATTACAGGGCATAACGACCGTATATGACATTAAGCCGGGAGCAATTAAGGAAAACACAGCAATAAAACTTAAAACGCAAAAGGCAGACGGCGGAGTTGTCGGCACAATCCATTATTCCGGCGTAAGGATTCCGCTTTATCGCTTCGCCGTATCGCCAAAACAACCGAGACAGGGCGCGACCGTGAGAGCGCGACAACGCCGCGACAGGGCAATGACCGTGTTTCAAAACGCTTTTGTTGCCCGCATGAGAAGCGGACACGTTGGCATTTTCGAGCGGGACACGCGCCGCCGAACGCCGATTAGCGAAATCATGGCGGTATCTACCGCGCAAATGGCGGCGGATTCGGGAGTAATGCGAAAAGCCGAGGAAGCCGCACAAGAAACCATTGTAAAGCGGACAGAGCATGAGATACACCGCATTTTACAAGGATTCGGGGTGAGATAATGACACCGAACGTACTACTTGAAAGGCTCAAAGAGTTTATACAAGAAAACACGGCAGACATTATACTTGCCGTCCGCCCCGTGAAAAACAAGACCTTGCCGCCGCGATTGCGAGAACAGACCGAGGAAGAAGCGGAGGAAGTCACACAACGAGCCGCGGAGGTTCATTTAATGCGGCTACCAGACAAGGACGCGGAAACAAACCGAATACCGTATGTACTCTTGCAGTATTTAGCGGGAAAGGACGAACACCCAGAGGGGCGGCAAGAGGACACCACAGGTAACGTGAGAATCATTGTTGCCACCTATTCCGACAACGACAGCGAAGGGGCGTTAGACGTTTTGAACGTGATAACAAGGATTCGCATTGCGCTACTGAAAGCGGGCGTTGTCGGTGAGCAGTTCCTACTTCGCAAGCCGCTTGACCATCTGATATACCCAGATGATACGCAACCGTACTTTTTCGGTGAAATGATGACCGTCTGGGAAATGCCAACAATACGAAGGGAGGTACACACAAGAAATGAGTACAACGAAGAATACTAAAAACGTGTCCAATTCGGACACAGACACCGCCGCAGCGGAAGCCGCCGCGACCACCACGGAGGAAGTCACCCCAGAAACAGCCGCAGAGGAAACCGCCGCCGAAACAAAGCCCGCCACCGTGCAATACGAGGGCGTGACAAACTTTGTATATATCGGGGCATCGTTGCCGAACGGCAGACTAAAAAGTAACACCGTTTTAATCGGGACTTATGCCGAAATCACGGAGTATTACAAAGAAGCCATTGAGCTATACCCACCCGTGGCAAAGCTCATTGTACCCGTGTCACAGCTTGCGGAATCCCGAGAGAAAGCGAAAAAAGGCGGCAATCTCATTCACAAGTATTGTCAAGAGGTTGCCGACCTTATCACACCGAAAGGAGAAGAAGAATAATGTCGCAATTTTTTCATGGCGTAAGAACGCGCCAAGTCAGAACGAGCATATCAACCCCCGTCACGGCGGCAAGCGGCGTTACGTTTGTCGTTGGCACAGCCCCCGTACAAATACACGGCGGAGTAGCCCCCGAGGGCGGCGGCTCTCTTGTGTTTCAGAACGTCAATGTCCCGGTGATGGGGATAAACAACGGCGACGCCGTAAGAGCGTTAGGGTATTCGGACGATTGGAAAAAGTACAGCCTTTGCGAAGTCATGTATAACCACTACAGGCTATACACGACCGCGCCCGTGTTCTTCGTCAACGTACTTAACCCCGCACGGCACAGAAAGACCGTTGCCGCGCAAGTGTACCAAATTCGGGACAGACAAGTTATATTGCCGCTTGAAGCTATAGCGGAAACCGTCACCGCCGCAGACTACAAGAAGGGTGAGGACTTCGAGCTTTTCTATGATGAATCGGCTCTTGTCCTTGAAATCTTGGACGGCGGCGCAATCGCGCCGGGTGTAACGGAGTTGTCCGTAGCCTTTGACGCAGTAGCCCCCGAGCAAGTCACCAAAGCGGACATTATCGGCGGCTTTAACGTGGCAACAAAACAAACAACGGGCTTAGAGCTTATCGAGCAAGTGTTCCCGCGCTTTGGCGTTGTCCCCGACCTTATCATTTGTCCGGGTTATTCGCATGACGCGGAGGTTGCCGCCGTTATGACGGCGAAAGCAACGAACATCAACGGCATTTTCGAAGCGAAAGCCATTATTGACGTCGATACAAACGCCGTCAAGCACTTTGCGGACGTGCCCGCGTGGAAACGGGACAAAAATATCAACGACAAACATCAAATATTGTGCTTCCCGAAATTCAGACTTGCGGAGCGGGTTTTCCACGCTTCCACGCAAGCCGCGGGACTGATGGGGCGCACGGACACACTCAACAACGGCGCACCATCGGAAAGCCCGTCAAACAAGCTCTTGCGTATCAACGGCGCGGTTCTTGACGATGGGACGGAGGTATTACTTGACCTTCAGCAAGCCAACTTCTTAAACGCCAACGGCATTGTGACCGCCTTAAACTTTATAGGCGGCTTTGTTTTGTGGGGCAACGAAACGGCTTGCTTCCCTGCCAACACGGACGTAAAGGACTTCTTTATCCCCGTGTCCCGTATGTTCGGGTGGGTATCAAATTCCGTCATACTCACTTACTGGAATCAAGTTGACAGGAAAATGAGCCGCCGCTTCATCGAAAGCATCGTTGACAGCGTGAACATTTGGATAAACGGGCTTGTTTCGGAGGAACACCTTTTAGGCGGGCGCGTGGAGTTCCGCGAAGAGGACAACACACTAACGGGCATGATGGCGGGCAAAGCGACATTCCGCATATTCTTGACGCCGCCTAGCCCCGCAAGAGAAATTGAGTTCGTGCTTGAATATGACCCGTCATACGTCACAATGGCGTTGGCGGCGTAAAGGAGGGAAAAGTAAATGAGCAGAATCAATGAATCCGTCATAAACTTTCAAGTTTACGAGGACGCGACCGAGTATTACGGGATGGCGGAAGTGGGCTTGCCCGAAATCTCCAACATCACGCACGACGTACAGGGCGCGGGCATAAGCGGGACGTTTGAAAGCGTTGTCTTGGGACACCTTGAATCAATGACCCTTACACTCAACTTCCGCACCCTTGTACGGGACGCTATCAAACTGCTAGAACCCCGCGACCATCAAATAGACTTGCGCGTGGCGCAACAGGACAAAGATACCGTGTCGGGCAGAACCATTGTGACGGCTATGAAGCACGTTTTTGTGTGCAAGCCGAAAATGCTAAACCCCGGCACGGTTGCCCCCGCCGCCGCCGCGGACGCAAGCGGCGAATATGCCGTTACCTATTGGGCTACGTTCATAAACGGTAGAAAGACCCTTGAAATTGATATTTTGAATTTCATCTACTTTGTAAATGGCGTGGACTACTTGGCGGAAGTCCGGGCGGCTTTGGGTAAATAATCGGCGGAATAAACCCCGCCGATTTTCTTTGCCCTAAAAAACAAAAGGAGGACACACCATGAGCAACGACACAAACACAGCCACAGAGGACACAAACGCACCCGTGAACGGCGCGGATGGAGCGGGAGGGGCAACCACGCCCGAGAGCAAGAAAGGCACAAAGGCGGGCAACGCGGGCGTGTACGTCCACAAGTTCCGCAAGAACTATGAATTTG